CTAAACGGTGCGTCAATGATCCTGAACAATTTTGCGAAGATCATGCTCAAATGGTCAGTAGCTACAATTTGGGCATGGCTGTTTTGGGAATTGGTAAGTGGCTGGTTCCGTTTATATTCGCTCTTTTTGGAAGCATTATCGGTTTCTTGTTCAACGATGTGCGGAATTTAGAGGCCGAATATGTACGGCAGCACGGCATCCACGAGCAGGTACACCGCAAGGTAAACACGCTTGAGTTCAACATGATACGGTTATTTAAGAAATTTGACATGGAATATATCGAACCATCGGAGGGAGCATGAAAACTTTTCTTCAAAGACTAAAAGAGCCGTCCACCTGGAGCGCCATTGCGGTGCTGTTCGGGCTGGCTGGTGTTTCATTTACTGACGAAATGCAGACGGCGTTTGTCACACTAAGCGCCGGAGTATTTGCGGTGATCAATATCTTCTGGAAGAAGGACAGCCAGAGCCAGTGAGCAAAGGCGTTTTCTTCATAGTCAATAGCATTGACCCGACCATGACGTTGACGCTGCGGAACCGCTTTGTCTCTGATTTCAATAAGCGTTTTGCTCAGATGATGGCCGATATACGTGAGGCGATCATTGACAAAGACGTATTTGGTTTGCAACCACGGCGTATGGTGATGAGGGCCGATGTCGAGCCGAGAGCGTTTGACTTTCCGCTCATGTCGGACAAGATCGATGCATTTACCATCTGGTTGCAGCGCAAGAACAAGCAATATTTACTCAGCGGCGGCAACCGTGGCATCCAGACGATATTTCAGCCGAAAGCAGACGCAGACTACCGTCAATCATGGATGAACACCTATATCGATGCGGCGTATCGGCAGGGCATTAAGCGTGGCCGTCAGGAAATGAAGAAAGCCGGTCTACCGGTTGGCACCGAAGAAGTAGTATCGGGCCGCGATACTATATCGATTGCCTTTGCAACACCGATACACGCTGACCGGGTGGGCCTTATCTACTCACGGGCTTATACGAGTTTGCAGGGCATTACGAGCGCAATGGAGTCCACCGTGTCCGACACATTAGCAATCGGCATGGCAGAAGGTCGGCATCCACGAGAGCTTGCAAGGATGCTCAATCAGGCAATCACCGGGCAAGGCGGCACATTAGCTATCACTGACAAGCTGGGTCGCTTTATACCGGCTAAACGCAGGGCGCAGGTACTGGCACGTACAGAAACAATAAGAGCACACCATGCGGCGAATATGGGCGAATATAGAGCAGCAGGGCTTGAAGGCGTGACGGTGCTTGCCGAGCATCTTACCGCTGGTGATAACCGGGTGTGTCCTCAATGCCTGCCGCTCAGTGGCAAAGTGTACAAATTAGACGAAGCAGAGTACGCAATACCGGTGCATCCGCAATGCCGGTGTGTGGCGATACCGTGGTTCCCAGAGGACAAGGCACGGTCAGACGCAGCGCAAGCAGAGGCGGTGCGAGAGTGGGCAAGAAGGTATCCGAATAAAGAATTACCCGAAGGCTTAAAGGAGTTAGCAAATGCAAGAGCTTAAACAATACACATTTAAAATGCCGCCGTCATCGCTCGGTAACCACATGGGCCGATATGAAAGGCTGGCCGGTGTGGACTACCAGATATATCCATGTGTGATGCTCGTTGAAGGGGTGCATCAAGGGGTCGGCTCTGACCCGGTATACTACTCCCCCGGTATGCTCTCGGAGTCGGCCCCGTTCTGGAACAACGTACCTATCACGGTTGGGCATCCGGTCAATATCCAGGGTGAGCATGTACTCTGCAATGATGACGGTACGATACGGGCGCAATGGCAGATTGGGCATATCAGCAATGTGTATTTCGAGGACGGCAAACTAAAGGCCGACCTCTACATAAATGTGCGTGAAGCAAACCGCAAGGCACCTGAGTTGCTGCCGTTCTTGCAGAAAGGCGGCGAATTGCAGGTGTCAACCGGCATGTTGGCCGGACTCGACGGCACCGCCGGAACCTGGAACGGTGAGGATTACGTCGGCGCTGTCAAGGTGATTGTGCCTGACCACCTCGCACTGCTGCCGGGTGGCACTGGTGCCTGTTCGTGGTCAGATGGATGCGGTGTGCGTGTAAACATTAACGAAGCAAGCCATAAAACTCTACAGGAGGAAAATAATATGGCACAGGTAGAACAGGAGAAGTGCTGCCCTGAGAGGGTTACGGCACTCATTGAAAACGAGGTCACGCCGTTTAACAGCGACGACCTTGAGTGGTTGGAAGCCTTAAACGAGGATCAAATCGGCAAGCTGGAAACCTATGTCGTGCTGGTTGCCGACCTCAGTAAAGAGGATGAAGTTGTACAGGAAGTTGTACAAGAAGATGTGACGCTTGAGTCAATCCTTGAGTCGGCCGGTGAGTATAAGAACATGCTCAACGAGGCACTTGAGGCACGGGACGAAAAGCGCCAGACCATCATCGACAAGCTGTTGAACCATGATGGCAACAAGTTCACCGCCGAGCAGTTGGGCGAGATGGAAACCGAGATGTTGACCAACATGGTTGGCTATATCGGAAAGAATGAGGAAAAGAAGCCGACTTATAAAGGCCAGAGTCCTAACAACGACACCGTTGTAAAGACACCGAAGGTTGAGCCGCCTGAGTTGGTTACTCTTACGAGCCATATTAACAAAGATAAGGAGGAAAAATAATGGCTGCTAAAACAATCGTATTGAAAGGACACGGGGTGCGGCGTGAAGCGGTTGCCAATGCCGCCATTACTCCCGGTCATCTGGTTGAACTGATGTCTACCGGCAAGGTCAAAGTACACGCCACCTCTGATGGATGGGGTGCGAAGATGTTCGCCGTTGAGGACGACTTGCAGGGCAATAGCATTGATGATGCTTACTCAACTGGTGCAATGGTACAGTACAATGTGATGTCGCCCGGTGATGAGGTTTTCGCAATCCTGAAAAATGGCGAAAACGCTGCAATCGGCGACAAGCTGATTTCTGCCGGTGATGGTACGCTGAAAGAAGCAAGTTCTGAAATTGACTTTGACAGCATCATCGGGATCGCTCTTGAGGCGGTTGATATGTCCGGCTCATCTGCTGTTGACCCGGCCAGTGCAAGAATCAAAATAATGATCGTCTAACATAGGAGGACAGAATGGAAAACATTGATTTTATCCTGAACGGTCAGGCCAACGGCAATGTAGCCACAAGGCTTATGGCTAATGGCATGGACACTGGTGCGTTGCGCCCGTGGTTGGAAGATAACGGGAAAGCATACGTCAAGCTGAACGGCCACGAACCGGTTCAGATTGCAAATGCAGACACACTCAGAAAGGACGAGTGGAAAGAGCTTGACACCAATATCGTACAGGCTGCGACTCAGCGGCTCATCGGTGTGCAGGATTTGGTGTCTCGTGGAATGGTGACCAATGTTGCCAACGGCCTCGGTAAAACTCTGTACCAGTATGAAACGGAATCAGAGTTCACTGCTGCTGAAATGAATATGGACGCAATCACCAGAAGTGCGAAAGACCGCCCTGAGTTTGTACTGAACAGTCTGCCGCTGCCGGTAGTCAGCAAGGACTTCAGTTTCAATATCCGCTCAGTTGCTGCCAGTCGTACAGGTGGCGAATCATTGAGCATGAGGGGCGCACGACTTGCCTCTCGCCAGGTAGCAGAGTACATCGAGAACATGCTGTTTAACGGCACCTCATCTTATGCTTTTGGCGGCGGCACCATCTACGGCTACACCGACCATCCGCAAAAGAACTCGGTAACGCTTTCCACCAATTGGGATGCGTCTGCAAAGACTGGTGAGCAGATTGTTGATGACGTTCGTGAAATGAAGCAGAAACTCATCGATGACAGGCACCTCGGCCCGTATGTACTGTATGTCCCGACTGCATACGAAACCGTGCTTGATGACGATTTCAAGGCTGCATCTGACAAGACCATCCGTCAGCGTATTCTGGAAATCGGCAATATCAGCGAGGTGAAGGTTGCCGACAAGTTGACCGCCAACAAATGCGTTCTGGTGGAAATGGACGGTGACTATATCAGCATGGTGCAGGGACTGCCGTTGCAGACGCTGAACTGGAACATAGAGGGCGGTTTGGTCATGAATTTTAAGGTTATGACCATCATGGTTCCGCTCATCATCCCTGACCAGAACGGTCGGTTAGGTGTGTGCGTACTGTCGGCGTAATATTTTTTTACCCTGAGAGTTTACACTTGGGTATACGAACCGTTTACATAACCAAAGGACGGTCAAC